GTTTCCCGTAAACCGACGTTATCGATAAAAGCCCCTTTATCCGGAATGTCTGCGCCGTTCTGCTCCCTGCGCAGGTAACGGTTATCACCTTCGCTTTTGCTGTAAACATCCAGATTATTACGGGCGGTTCCCTTATTCTCCAGGTCGGCGAGATTCTGATCCTTCGCCAGGGCATTAACGTCAGCGGGACCAAGACTGTTTTTTGTGGCAAGCGTCCCCAGACCAAGATAACCACGGGCCAGACGCTGGGCCTCCGCACCGGCATCAGCAATTTCTTTCAGGTTATTTTTCCGGGAAAAGGCATTCGCAGCGATAATGGCTTTAATGGACAGCGTAAGCTGGTTTAACTGCGCCTTATCCGGCTGAATACTGGCTTCAGCCAGAATATTCAGCAGTTCGGCCTGGAGAATATTCAGCCAGTCCTGACCAATCCAGCTGATACCTTTTTGTCCGTCACCTTCGGTAAACCAGGTGGTGGTATTACTCTGCGCCGGTGCCAGCGCAGGCATATTCGCCACGCCGGAATTATTATCAACATGAAACATTAAATAGTCTCCTCTTCATGGCTGTTTGCATAAACGTAAATAAACGTCTGCCATGCAGGCTTATAACGGTTCAGAATACATTCCAGCGCACCGCCTTCATAAATACGCAGCGGCGTGAGAATATCATCCAGCACATTCATATTCCGGTAGCCGGTTTCACTGTTAATCGTGACAATACTGACCCACTGCGAATCCGGTGAGGGCTGAATGTCAATCTGATAACCAAACTCCGCCGCAAACCGGATATAAAATTCACGGTTCAGCGAGGGCTTCATCCGGTATTTATTTCCGGCATAACGCTGTCGCTCCGTGAGGGTGGCTCCGGCCATATCACACTCGGGAAGCCCGAGATAACGCTCCCAGTCTTCCAGCAGCAGGCGCGACGTGTCAGGGAAACGCTCGGCAAGCAGCTGTTTACCCGTCCAGGATACACGCGCTGTCGAATGACTGAGGCCCAGACATAATGATGCCAGTACGGATGACGGACGCTTGTCCCATGCCAGCCCGTCAGGCAGTAACTGCAACAGGGCGCGCTGATGCGGGGTCAGGGTTACAGCCATGTGATTTCTCCTACCGTCAGCAGCTCACTGTCTCCCGCCTGAACTGACGTCAGCGGACTGCGCACTTCAAAATCCTCCAGATTTTTCACCCCTGCCACCGCCCGCCAGAAAGACGACGGCAGAACCAGACCGCCGGGCCGGGATTCGTTATACAACAGGTCGGTCAGCGCCTGTTTTACGGCCGCCTGATTCTCCGGTGTTTTCGGGATGATCCTGATGCTGAAGGGCACCGGCTTATTGGTCAGTTTAAACACGGTCACCGTCGGCCCCAGAGGCTGTCCGACAGGCTGGCCGGTCGCCGGATCATCATGACTGCGGATATAATCCGCCACCCGCTGAACATCACCGTCACCGGGGAAAATATCCGGGTTATTATCCTGAACAAACGTTACCCCCACGCTGCCCGCCTGCGGCCATTCCGGGCGGCACCATGCCCGCGTCACGCCCGGCACTTCACGCGCCCAGCGTTCAAAATCATACTGCGTGCCGCCGGACGGTGGATTCTGCACCCGGAAAACCAGACGGGAAAGCAGCTCCGGCACGGTTTCCACATCCGCACCACCGGTGATCCCCGTTCCGGTCACCGTGGCCGTCTGGTTGATCCCCGCCTGCGGTGTGATAAATGTCAGTTTTGTCCCTGCCGGGGCATTCCCCGCACGACCGGCACTTTCGGCTTCCACACTGACATTCAGCGTACCGGCCTTACCGGTCAGGGAGGTGGTGATACGGTAAACCACGCCATCACTTCGCTGGAGAAGCACACCTTCCTTGATCCCCGCATCCGTGGTCAGCATCAGCTGAACCGGCCCGTCCCCCCGAGAGGCAGGCTTACGCATGACGCCCCAGAATGCACAGTGTTTCAGCAGTTCGGCTTCATCGGCTTCGGTCGGGATGATCTGACGCGCAATCCAGGCCAGATGCTCATGCTCCTGAGCAGATAACCCTGCCTGAGCGTAAGCAATGGCATTCAGGGTGGTTTCATTCACACCCGGCTGCGAGCCGGGCAGGCGCTGGCTGATATCCTGCTGTGTCTGCGTGATTAACTGTGCCAGCGGTAAAGGCTGATAAGGCATTACTCCCCCTTAAGATCAGCATAAAAAATCATGGGCCTCACTGAACCATCAGGCAGGGTTATGCGCACCGAAAGCGCCAGCCGCGCGTGTCCCACACGTTCTGCATGACAGACCACGGATGACGCCACGCCATCCTGACTGAGCCAGCCCAGCGCCTCATCCGCGTAAGCACGGGCACGGCTTATCACCGAGGCCAGCGTTTTTTCCCGGCTGAGAAGCCACAGACGGGAGCCAATGGGGCGCGGGCGAAAACTGTCTCCCCACCATCCCCGGCGGTCGCGCGTACCGTCAGGGATTTCATCCGATGCCAGCGCCCGGCGGTCAGTAAACAGCGAAATCAGAACGGCCGTCAGCAGACTGTCATCCGTCAGCAGGTCGGCACCGTTCAGTTGCAGCGAACCGCATCCCTGATCCCACACAATTGCAATATCAGCCATTCTCCGGCACTCCTGTCTTACTGCCTTCGCCGTTATCATGATGCACATGGCCGGAATACCGTATCCCTGCAATAACGGCATCCGACATTGTGAACAGTCCCTGAGATTTCCCCGTACCCTCAAGCGCGAAATTACCCTTAACATGCAGGTTCTTATCCACCGTCACATTGCCCGTAAAGGTGGCTTCCGGCGTATCCACCCGCATCCCCTCGTCGGCGTAAATCTCCAGCATTTTGCATGTCACAATAATGCGGCCATCCTTTGTTAACCGTATCCGGTGCCCCTCATGGTGATACACCCCCGTATCTCCGGCTGTGAGTCCGGTCGGGCGGCTGCGCCGGTCTTCCACCACAAGCACCACAGTCTGATCCCGCTGTCCGCCCAGACAGGCAAAAAAGGTTTCCGCACCCGGCAGGGGAACGCTGATCTGCCCGTACTGCTGGGGACGCTCCACATCATCAAAGGTTTCGCCGTCCATGCCGGTGAGCTGCACATTCTGCATTTTCAGTTCGTCATGTGTGCCGGTCAGAACGCCCCGGCCAAACAACAGGCGAATACCGCGCGTTACCGGGGCAATCAGGCGGCTGAACACTTCATCATTCATCAAAGCTGATCCCCTGTTTTTTCATCTGCTGGCGAATAAAGGCATCAACATCGTCACCGGAACCACCCCGGCCCTTACTGTCCGGCTCTGCCGGAACGATAAAGCCGTCACGCGGTGCCAGTACCAGCCGGGTGACTTCCCCGTTATGCTCATCAAGTAAAAACTCCACCTGACAGACCAGCAGTTCAGTCTGTTCTATACCGAAACGCAGGGCTGAAACACCGGTCAGCAGATTGACATCCCATAACCGGCCATCATCCCGGAACCAGCCACGCACGGTGGCAGAAAACCGTTCTGAACGGGCAATCGCACGGCGCATTTCACGCAGGGCACGCTGCCGTGCACCGGTGATGTCTGTCTGTTGATCGGCGAGGATGATTTTCGGCCGGTAGCGGCCGATCTGCTCATCACTGATGACGCCCACAGGTGCTGCCAGACGGGCGGCGGATTCGCTGTCTCCCCGTTTGCCACCACCGCGCCCGTGTCCCCGGACACGGTATTCGCTGTATCGTCCTCGCCAGTCCGTGTTGTAATCGGCATCAAGCAGGTTATCTCCCAGCACCAGTCTGTCCGTCTGCTGGCTTCCTGCCTGGGTGAACACCAGATCGCCGTCAGCATTACTGGTCACCAGCACCCCGCGATGCCGGGCAGCACGGGTCAGCGCATCCGCCACGGTTTCTGAGTTTTCCAGCGTAAAAGAGCTGAAGGGGCGTGCAGCCGTGTCGTCGTTAACCTGCCAGCGCACGGCTATCCCGAAGGGCGCACATAAATCTGCGGCAATCTGTGCCAGCGTCCGGTTGCGCCACTGGCTGCCGGGATGGATGGCGGCACAGTCCACCAGGTCGCCGGTTTTATCCCGACCGCTGATGCTGATCTGATGACGGGTTGCACTGATCCGCTGACTGACCTGATCCAGCCAGCCACTGATGACCGTCTGCCCGTTAATTCTGAGCGTCAGGGACTGACCGGTCCGCAGGGCTGAGGGGATGCGCTCACCGGGCAGCATCAGCCCCAGTTCAAACGACCCGGCCAGATGCTCCAGCGAGCGACGGACGCTGACCGTCAGCCAGCCGGAAAAAATACTGCCGCCGATATACAGTTCAATCCTGCTGCTCACTGATCACCTCCACGCGGCGGCCACCCGGAACAAAAACCGGATCGGGGATATTGTTTCTGCGGACAAAATACTGCCAGCGGCGGCTGTTACCGGTGGCACGGTACAGCGTGACCAGTGCCGGTTCGGTGGTTCGCACCATGACCTGAAAAGCACCGGGAAGATGCACGCTCCGCGTGGTTAAATCTTCTGTCAGCGCAAGCCCTGCATCACGTAATGCAAGGGCGGTGCCGGTATGGCCCTGTGCGGACAGATCCAGCACCTGTTGTTCCATGGCATCGCTCAAATCCCGGTTGATACGCTGCACATCAGCAGAACTTTCCAGCCAGGCCAGTCCGCCCGCACGGTCAGTATCCTGAACGTGCGTCGTATTCTGCCGGATGACCTGATCCAGCAGTTTTCCGACCGTCTGCGCCTGCGACACCAGGGCTGCACTCTGCATGACGCTCCGCAGCAGACGGATATTGTTCTGTGCCGCAGGCGTCAGACCAATCAGGCGCTGCGGATCATCCTGTTCGCTGAGGGTGTAACGCAGGGAAGAAAGTGTGCGGTACAGCTGCGGCATGGCCTGCTCTGTCGTGCTGTCACGGTTTGTGGTCAGGCTGCCGGACGGCGTTCCGGCTTTTCCGGTCAGCGACAGGGAAGGATCGCCGGGCAGCCCCGCCAGCACGGCAAACATTCCGGCCAGCGATTCAGCCATGCGACGGGGCGCATTAATCAGGGCGGCGGCATTCCCTTTCAGGGCAGTAAAACTGGCCGTAAAGGCACTGATATCCTGCACAATCCCCATCCCTGAAACGGCATTCTCCAGCGCATCAATTTTATCGCTGATGGTGTCGGTCATGGCCTGTACATCATGCAGACCGTCTGAAATCACCGTCCAGCCGTCTGAAAGTGTGTTAAACAGCTGATTCATTGCTGAGCCGCTTTTCTGCTCCAGCGCAGCTGCCGTATCTTCTGCCACCGAAGGGGCGGTATCGTCACTGGCGGGGATCACGTTGATCGTGAACTCAACCGTTCCCTGCTCGCTGGCGTTATAACGGCTTTCAAAGCTGTTTATCAGCACGTTTAACGTGCCGTAATCCGGGTGCATCAGTTCACCGGCACCGGGTGCACGCAGCGCATCACGCAGGCGGCTTCGCTGTGTCTGAAGATCGTCTCCGGTCACTAGAACCGTGAATGTGAACTCCGGGAGTTTTGGCCCCAGATCATCCGCACCGCCGCTTTCACGCAGTGGGTATTCACGGCGCACAATGTTACGTCCGCCCCGTTCCCGCTGCTCCTGATAAACCAGGAACGGTACGCCACGAAAGGAGCCACGCCCCGGCGTGTCAGTAGAGGCCATAGTTCCCTCCGTTCCAGACGTTCACATCCAGGCCATGCTGTGCGGTATCATCCACATCAATACTGCGCGCCCGCCAGCCTTCAGGGGCCACAAGCTCCACCCGTGCGGCGGTTTTCGCGGTGGCCTGTCCGCCGTTTTCGTCACTGCTGCCACGCAGTTTCTGCCAGGCCTGCGTCAGCCAGCCCCCCAGATAATCACCGAGATAGCTGCCCACCGTGGAACCAATGGCAACCCCGACCGGACCGGCAGCCGCCCCCAGCGCGCCACCGGCGATACTTCCGGCAAGAGAACCCACGGCACCGGCTTTATCGGCTGCACTGGCGCTGCTGTCCAGCAGTACAGGAGCCGCCATGGCACCGGCCCACAGGGCACCACCACCCAGCCGACCGGCACCACGGAACAGCCCGGCAAAACGCCCCAGCCCCATGCGGTTTCCGGCCGCCGTTAGCAGACCACCGGCACGGCTCATCATACGACCGAAGAAGCCCTGTTTACCGGCACTCTCCGCCAGTTGCTCACCGGCAGTCACGACGGTCGTGACACCCCGTCCACGTCCGGGGCCGCGTTTTTTACGGCCGCGCACGGTTTTGCCGTCACCGCTGACCACCACATCCC